GGGAAGGGGCGGGCCGCGCCCCTTGGACGTATGGCCAAACGTACCGGGCACCGTGGACCGTGGGCCAATTGCCGGGCACCGACCCCAGCCGGGAACGGTTAGCGACCCCAGCGGGCCGGGATTAAGCCCACCCGGTGAAAATTAAACCGCGCACAATTCGCCGGGGTCATCTATCCCAGCCCGCAAAAGTTAAACCGCGACCGATCCGCCGGGCACCGCGAACCGTGGCCAATCCTCCAGAAAAAACGCGCCGGGGCCCCGGAATATCGGGTCAAATAACCACCAATTTTCTTTTAAAAAAACGCGATCCGCGACCCGCGCCGGGACTTTCTGGCACGAGGGCTAGTGCCATGTTTCGCGCAAATATTTATAAGGTATTTGCAACGAAGGTTAACTGTCTTATAATAGCGTTTAAAATCGCATACATTTACGTGGATTGTTTCACGTGAAACATTGTGAAACTGCGTGTGAAAAATTACAGGGGCCCCCTATGAGTTCAGCAAATTCCGTGATCCTAGAAGAGAAAAAACTGAAGCTTGAGCTTCGGCTCGCGCAGCTTGAAAAGAATGAGAAATGTCAAAAAGATTTTTTAACTTTTGTCAAAACAGTTTGGCCTGACTTTATCGCGGGCCGTCATCATAAAATCATTGCTGACAAGTTAGAACGCGTGGCCCGTGGGGAGTTGAAGCGGTTAATTATCAACATGGCTCCGCGGCACACGAAGAGTGAGTTTGCGTCCTTTTTGTTTCCTGCGTGGATGATGGGCCAGAACCCAAGTATGAAGATCATTCAGGCGACACACACGACGGAGTTGGCGGTTAACTTTGGCAGGAAGACGAAGAACTTGATTGAGAGTGATGATTTTAGGGAAGTGTTTCCGGGTGTTAAGTTAGCGGCAGACAGTAAGGCCAGTGGGCGGTGGGACACGAGCAACGGCGGGATGTATTATGCTGTTGGGGTTGGATCAAACTTAGCGGGTCGTGGTGGTGACTTGGTGATTATTGATGACCCTCACTCGGAGCAGACTGCGATGAGCGCGAATGGTTTTGACGATGCTTGGGATTGGTACACAGGGGGCCCCCGGCAGCGTTTACAGCCGGGTGGTTCGATTGTTTTGGTTCAGACGCGGTGGTCAGAGAAGGATATGACGGGTCAACTTTTAAGGGCACAAGCAAAAAATCCATTAGCGGATCAGTGGGAGGTTGTTGAGTTACCTGCTATTTTTGAGGACGGGACTTCTTGTTGGCCGGAGTATTGGTCTTTGGAGGACTTAACTTCTGTGAAGGAGTCGATACCTCCGAGCAAGTGGAACGCTCAGTACCAGCAAAATCCTACGGGTGAGGAGAACGCGATTATCCGTCGTGAGCAGTGGCAATGTTGGGAAAAGGAGAAGGTTCCGCATTTAGAGTATGTGATACAGAGTTACGATACGGCGTTTAGCAAGCGGGAGACTGCGGATTACAGTGCGATTACAACGTGGGGCGTGTTTTATCCTAACGAGGGTGGGAGTGGTCCTAATTTAATTTTGTTGGACAGTCAGAAGGGAAGATGGGATTTCCCGGAATTGAAGCAGATTGCATTGGATAATTACAAATTTTGGGAGCCTGACACGGTTATTATTGAGGCAAAAGCGAGCGGGACCCCTCTGACTCAGGAATTACGAAACATGGGGATTCCTGTTGTAAACTTTACACCTTCGCGTGGAAACGATAAGGTAATGAGAGTTCACAGTGTTTCGCCATTATTTGAGGCTGGAATGGTTTGGGCCCCCGACGAGACGTGGGCAGATGAGTTAATTGAGGAGGTTGCTGCGTTTCCAAACGGGGAACATGACGACTTAGTTGATAGTATGACACAGGCTCTTATGCGCTATAGGCAAGGAAATTTTGTACAATTACCAACAGATGACTGGGAAGATGAAGAAAACTCTGTTAGAGTGGCGGCATACTATTAGAGGAAAGGCGTGGATATGAATGAACGGCTCATGGATTCTCCAGTAAACTTAGGCATGGCTGGCCCGTTTAGCTATGCTCCTTCTTCTTCATTAGTTCCTGTATCGAGACCTGATTCACTGTCTTCACTACGTCCTATATTGCAACCGGAAAGTTTCAGGGGCCCTGCTCCGGGGGCGATGAGTCCCATTCCGCGGTTCACGGACCTTTCTCCCCCAGCTTTGGAAGAAGAAGAATTGTTTGAAGAAGCTCCAGAGATGCCCCGGGAGAGGGGTATTGGCCGTATTTTATTTGACAAAGTATTTGGCGATAATATTACAGAGGGTATTAGTAAGTCTGCTCGTCCCGGCAGTGATCGGTACGAGGACTTTTATCCTTCTTCTGAGGACGATTTTCAAAGTTCTCTTATAGATGATTTTGGTTATCCTTCAGTTATAGACCCTGTAACGGGGCAGCGTGTTATTCCTACGGACAAGGAACTTTACTCTGAGAAAGTTCGCACTGGCCGGGCTCGTAAAGATTTACCAACTTACCAAGAGTTAGAGGATGTGCGGGCTCATGGCCTAGCTTCTGCGGTATTGGCAAAAAAATATGGTCCCGAATCTGCGACGAGTGCGGGTAATTTTGGTGAGTTTATGGATCGGTTTACTCCTTTCGGGAGTGCTTCTAATGACGAAGACATGAAGATGGATTTACGCAACAACGCAGTTGGCATACAAATTTTTAAAAAAGCGGGAATAAACGCTACTTTAGAAGAGTTAGCAGAAGCTGTTGACGCAAAAGTATTAGAACAATTAGAGGTAATAATGGGCCGTAGTCCTGAGGAGCGCATGACTCCTGCCGAGGATCAACCTAACGCTCCGGCAAATTTTAAGTCTCCCGAAGAGGGTTTTGATGTTTATTTCAACCGCGACAAAGACGGTTATTTTGATACGACACGCGGTAATTATCAACAGTTTTTAGATTAGACCGCATAGGAGAGTTGAATGGCTGAAGAAAAAAATGGATACGCAAGCAGTTTAATTGACACTGGGGTCCCCTCTCAATTTGATGAAGATGATTTAGCTGCTGAGATAGAAATTGAGTTACCGGACTCTCAAAACAATGTCATGGCTATGATTGAAGCGGATGATGTTGGTGAGATTGGGATAACACCGACCGAGGATGGCGGTGTTGAGATTGATTTTGACCCTGCGGACCAGCGCGGCGAGGGGGAAGATTTTGATGCAAACCTTGCTGAAGAGATGCCTGACCGGGAGTTGTCAAGAATTTCGAGCGAGATGCTTGCTGAGTACGACGCAAACAAGTCGGGCCGTCAAGATTGGGAAGATGCGTATGCTAATGGTTTGGAACTTCTTGGGTTTAATTATGAGGAGCGCACACAGCCGTTTCGAGGATCAACAGGGGTTACGCACCCTCTTTTAGCCGAGGCTGCTACTCAGTTTCAGGCTCAAGCTTTTAACGAGCTTTTACCGTCTTCGGGTCCCGTCCGCACAGTTGTGATGGGCAAAGAGACGCGCAAGAAGGTTGAGCAGGGCCAGCGTGTTCGACAGTTTATGAATTATTACATTACAGATGTTATGGAGGATTACACTCCTGACATGGACCAGATGTTGTTTTATTTACCACTGGCGGGTTCTACTTTTAAGAAAACTTATTTTGACGAGACGTTAGATCGTGCGGTGTCTAAGTTTGTTCCTGCGGAGAACTTGGTTGTTCCGTATGAGACCGTGGACCTCGACACGTGCCCCAATGTTACTCAGGTTGTACGCATGTCTTTGAATGATTTGCGTAAACGTCAGGTTATGGGGACATATTTAGACGTGGATGTTATTCCAGCCCAGCGCGAAATCACTGGAGTTGATGGAGAATTAAACCGTATTGAAGGGGTTGAACCTACTCAAATTGATTATGACTGCACTATTTTAGAGTGTCACGTTGATTTGGATTTAGAAGGTTATGAAGAAGTTGATGACGACGGCGAAACAACAGGCATTAAGATACCGTACATAGTGACGCTTTCTATGGATAATGGACAAGTTTTAAGTATCCGTAGGAACTACAAACAGGACGACCCTAAGAAGAAAAAAATCCAGTATTTTACACATTACAAGTTTTTACCGGGTTTTGGTTTTTATGGCTTGGGGCTCATCCACACGATTGGCGGTTTGTCGAGAACCGCCACGGCGGCATTGCGACAGTTGATTGACGCGGGTACGTTGTCCAACCTCCCAGCGGGCTTCAAGGCCCGCGGACTACGGATCAGAGACGACGATGAACCGTTACAGCCCGGAGAGTTCAGAGATGTGGACGCACCGGGCGGGGCTATCCGAGATAGTCTCATGCCGCTGCCCTTCAAAGGTCCGGATCAGACATTGTTTCAACTGCTTGGTTTTGTTGTTGAGGCGGGTCAACGGTTCGCGACCATTACAGATTTAAAGGTTGGTCAGGGTAATCAGAACGCGCCCGTCGGAACTACTATGGCGATTATGGAGCAGGGGTCTCGTGTAATGAGCGCGGTCCATAAGCGTTTACACTATGCGATGCGGTTGGAGTTTAAGATACTTGCGCGTGTTATGTCGGAGAGTTTACCGCAGGAATATCCGTATTCTGTAGCGGGCGGCGACGAGACTATCATGGCGTCGGACTTTGATGACCGCATTGACGTTGTACCTGTTAGCAATCCAAACGCTTTCAGTCAGGCCCAGCGCATTACGTTAGCTCAGACTAAGTTACAACTTGCAAGTCAGGCACCAGAGATTCACAACATGCACGAAGCTTTTCGGGACATGTATGAAGCGATTGGCGTTGTTGATGTAGACCGTTTGATGAAGTCTATACCTACAGAAGAGCCTGAACCGCTTGATCCAGCGCAAGAGAACATTAATGCTTTGGATATGTTGCCACTTCGGGCGTTTGAGGGTCAGAACCACCAAGCGCACATTCAGGCACATTTGGTTTTTGGCACAAGTCCTATTGTTGGTACGATGCCCCCAGTGGCTATTTCTATACAAAAGCATGTTATGGAACACGTACAACAGGCTGCGAGAGAGCAGGCCGCAGTTGCATATTTACAACAAGTTCAGCAACAAGGTGGTCAGCCTGCCGATGACGAACAAATGTTACAAATTGAGCAGCTAACGGCTAACTTTATTGCTGAAGGGTTGCAGCAGGTCAAACAAATTTCTGGCGAGATGACAGGTGCAGGCGCTCCTGACCCACTTGTTCAGCTTAAAGAGGCTGAGATGCAGCAGAAGGCGGCAGCGGATCAGGCAGACAACCAGATTGACCAAGCCAAGGTTGAGCTTGACGCCCGTGGCCAGCAAATGCGCGGTCAACAGTTCAAGGAACGTTTGGCATCTCAAGAGCAACAGACTTCGGCTCGTATTGATGCTGCAATGCAACGTGAGATACTTAAACAACGAGGGTCCCCACAATAAAGGTCTGTTTGACAGATTGTACTAAACCTCGTATTTTTAAACAAAGGAGATAACTAATGGCAGATACTTATCCTTCAAAAGAAGATTACACAAAAGAGACTTTACGTAACGATGGTGGAGATGCTGGCCGCGCTTTGGGAGCGGCTATTGGTGCCTCCGTTGGAGGACCCGGTAATATTATTGCTCAAGGCATAAAGAACATGGGTGCGAAAGCTTTATCAAAGTCTGCTCGTGTTTCTACAAGAGACATGGAAGGAGCTTCAAAGTCTCTTCCAGATAATCCTAAGAAAACTAAATCTAAAAGAAAGGGGCCAAGATAATGGCTAAAGTAAGAGTAAACGGCTCCGCGCCGGGTAAAACACCTGAAGCGGTTAGCTATGCGGACATTAAAGGCCAAGGCCGCATTCCATACGGCAAGTCGGCTCCGGCTCCTATGGCTGATACGAGCAAACCTAAAAAGATGACTATGCGTGGAGCGGGTGCCGCGATCCGCGGAAAAAGTTACATAGGTTATCCCTCTTAGCCCTTTCTAACTTTTTAAAAAGTTATACACATGTTATAGTGCCTTTTAAAAGAAAGGGGTGTTTAGCATGATTGAGGTATTGGCCTTGGCGGGTGCTGTCACAAAAATAGCAGGCGGCATAAGCGCAGCTATTAAGGCCGGAAAAGATACACACGCCTTGCTTCCCGCGTTTGGTAGACTTGCCAAGTTAGAAGCTGATATAAATTTAGCAGAATCTGGAAAACACAAAGGACCGTTGGGCAGGCTTACGTCCAGCGAAGAAGAAGGTTTTGCCATAGCGCAGGCAAA